GTGTCCACAGCACGTACAGGTTGTGTGATGGTTAATTTTCTGGATGGATCATATGAAAAGTTGGTGATCTCGAAACCAATTCTGGGTAATGTCACGGCAAACGGTTGCCGATTTTCATCAACATCAGGCACTTCACGAATGCGTTCTATGAATTTCTGCTTGGGTGCATAACTTAGTGGAACAAATAAACTTTGAACAACTTCTCCCTGAGCATTTGTTCTGCGTACTTGTATTTGATTGAACAATGTTCCAAACGCAATAATGGCTTTGCGAACATGTTGATGGTAGAAATGTTGTGTTTTAAACATTAGTATTCACCGAACGGGTTGAATTCCGTGAAGTCCAGAATGTCAGCTCCTTCATTTTCAAGCAGGGCATTGTCACCCATGCCATCTCGTGTTGTGGTTTTAATGATGGCGTTACCTGTTTGTGTTAATAACAAATCACCTGTTTGCATCAACAGCTGGTAGGTGAGGTTGTCCATGGAGATGTTGTCATCCACCTGATCAATTTCTTCTACACCTGTTTCAAATATTTCTGAACTGTATTGATACAATTCACATTGCATGCTGTAAATGTAAAATTTACCCAATTGATAAAAGGGATCAAGATGTTGCACAAACTTGATTTCAAACATGCTGTTGGTCTTGGGAAAGTAGATGATATCTCCTTCCGCGGGGCGAGTGGGAAGTTGGAGAAATTCATCAGCTGTCAATCCCACCACTTCTTCCCATCGACGTTTTGACACCACGAACGTGGCTTGATGTGTTAATTGAATTCCAAACTTCGTGAACAATTCTCCATCACCTTCCCATCCATCAACGTTGTTCAAATACATTTCAATGGGATAGGCATTTTCAAACCGACTTAATACATCTTCGCCCAGAATGTCATCTTGCTTGATGGTTCTGCGCGGAAGATAATACACATCATGCCCATAAATCTTCATGCTCTCAATGATCAAATCCTCCAAGAGGCGTTGTTCATTGGTGGTGCCTGAAGTGTTTCCTGATTGAAAATAGAAATTGGTGGCCATGCTATCCCACCATGAAGTCAACCGGGAGTTCATACCGGTTTTGCATTTCCGTTTCTATCTGTTGTATTTCTTCCATGGATTCATTGTAGATGAGTTGTCCATTCATTTCCACGCCACCAGGCAGTTTCATGCCTTGAAACTTCTTCATGTTATCACCCCATTGCCGTTTGATCAACGCTGTGGCGTACCGCTTCAAGAACATGTCATTGTACACTTCAAGATACACTTCAGGATCAATGATGGCATTGGCTTCAAAGATGACATGATCTCCAATGGAAAATGTCTCAGCCCAATTCACATCAAGAAAGATGCGATTCATTTTTCTGTTGAATCGAATGTTGCGATTGCCAGCAAACATGTCATCCAGCAATTGCAAATGTGCGCGCACTTGTTGAAAATATGTGATGTCAGATGATAACAAATTGTACATGTCATTCAATCTGAATTGATACACCACATTGAAAATGTTTGTGGATCCCGTGCTGCTGCTGCCTGCTGATCCCAATGGAAACACACGAATCACACCCGTGATGTTGTCAGCAACTTCAAAATATTTGCGCGCTAAACTGCCCTGGGTGTATCCGAGTGTGGCATGCAATGTTGTGGAAAATCCCGAAGTTTGTCCGGTGATGGTTTCACTATTTTGAAATGCTTTGGTTTCATTCTTGATGTCAATGGTGTTGATGCTAACAATGTCATGAATCACACCTGATGCACCAGATGTTGCGCCGATGAGCGTTTCACCCTCAGTGAAATTGTTTGCCAACACCGATGACAACTTCAAGGTGGAGGCGGTGATTTGTTCAGACAGATACACCTTCTCCACACCATCGAAATGATATTCCTGCCAAAATTCAACGGCATCTTGAATTCTATCTTCCACCTGATCATCATCCACATTGATTTCAATGACAGGATAACCCAGTCTCCGGAGACAGTAATCTTTTAATTGTAAACGAGTGGTAATTGGCATGGTGTACTCAGTGTAGGATCCATGTATATTTATACGTTAACTGTGTACCGTATATTGCGTTGGTTAGCTCCGAGGCGGGATGGGCCACGCCGTTGGATTGAACGGGTCAACCACCGTGCTCATGTAGTCCCGCAACTGCTGGCGGTAGGTCACCCACTCGACTTTTTTCTCGGTCGTCAGCGGTACGTCTGGCAACTGCGTGTAGTCGCAGTCTTGCAGCTTCGCGTCACGGGTACGCCGCAGGCTGTACAAGGAATTCTGCCGTGCCGCTTCCATCTCGGCGGGCGTGAACGGCGTGTTAATCCACGTATTGCTATACGCATCCTTCGCTACGTCCCACACAATCGGCCCGTCGGTCGTGTTCTCAAACTGAATTGGCGCAGGTCGTTCAACATACTTAAACACCGCGTAGCCAAAGTCCACCAAGAAACTGTTGTCGGGCAGATCGGGGAAGCTCGTCTGCGGGAACAGCATACGGAAGTTGCTGTACGTCAACGGAAAGTTGATCGGCGCGCCGTCTTGTACCTGAATGACCAGCAGGTCGCTATCAGAAATGGTGAGTCCCATGTTGTATCTCTCTTTTTCTTAGTTAAACGTTTGCGGCGTTCGACGGATAGCTACGGCCAGCGCCCCAGATGATACGGACAGCGCCAACGCCGCCGTTGCCACCGGCCAGATACTCTGTGTAGGCTCCATCTGTGTAGTAGTACCCCTGCCCGCCGCCACCGCCATATGCTCCACCCTGTGAGCCAGACCCATTGCTCCCACTTGATCCGCCTCCACCCGCAGACCCGCTGTTGCCAGCTGAACCACCAGCACCACCACTGCCGTTTGATCCGCTACCAAGGATGCCAACACCTCCCCCACCCCCACCAGATCCAATCTCAATAAAGTAAGGACTATTATCAAAATACCCACCACCTCCACCCCCACCACCACCGCCTCCAGCACCACTAGACCCGCTACTGCCTGTTAGTCCACCAGTTCCGCCCCCTCCAGAGTATCCACCAGCGCCAGCGCCACCTTGAGCATTACCACTTGATGCAGGGCCGCCGTTATTCGAAGTGCCAATATTGGTACTAGAAGAACCGCCACCTTTTGCTCGAACTTCAACACTTAAAGAAGGTGATTGAAAATATGAATCTCCACCTTCTGCGGCGTCTGACCCACTAGTACTGCCATTTGATTTGTCCCCAACAACAACAGTCCAGCTTTGTCCTGCTGATACAGTGATACTGTTCTTGTAAGAAAGGGCTCCGCCGTTACCACCAGCTCCACCTTGGCCGCTTGTCCCTCCTCTACCACCACCAACACATACCACACTCACGCTTGTCGCACCAGCAGGAACCGTAAACGTGTACGTTCCCGCTGTCGTGTAGGCTTGCTGCCCTTGCGTTGCCTTTGGCGTTGCCGCTGCCATCATGCGATTGGCTAGCATCGTCTTAGCTCGTTACAAAGTTTTGTGCCGCCGTCATCGCGTACCACGTCGTGCCTGCGGTGTTCGTGTAGAACACGAACATATCGGATCGACTAGCTGTGCTGGTCAGCGTCGGCGCAGTACCGCCCGGCCACTTGACCGCCGCAGGCCATGTCACGGTTCGTGCTGTGCCGTCTGCGTCAAAGATCAGCGTGAACGAACAGGCGTTGCCCGTGCCTGACGGGTTGCTAATGGTCAACGTGGTAATGTTGGCATTGAGAGAAGCGCGGAACACGTTGCCGTTCTCAATGTTGAGCGTCAGCGTTCCGCTGCTGATCGCTGGCGTGGTGTACGTTTCGGCGTAGTCCGTGAAGCGCGGACGCCCGATCACATTGTCCGCCATCGACACCGTGCCGCCCATCGTTAACGCCGCCAGCGATCCCACGCTCGTCAGGCTTGAGGCAAGAACATTAGCCGCCAGCGTGGCGCCAGTGAGATTTCCTGCGTCAGTGACACCTTGACTACCCGTGTATCCGACACCTTGACTACCCGTGTATCCTGTCCCACCCACTGCGCCTTGTGATCCCGTGTATCCTGCGCCTTGTGATCCGGTGTATCCTGTCCCACCCACTGCGCCTTGTGATCCCGTGTATCCTGCGCCTTGTGATCCGGTGTATCCTGCACCTTGGCTACCCGTGTATCCTGGATCACCCACTGCACCTTGACTACCCGTGTATCCTGCGCCTTGACTACCCGTGTATCCTAAATTGCCTTGGCTACCAATGTATCCTGTGCCACCCTGCGACCCGGTGTATCCTTTTGGATTCACAGCTCGGGCTAATGTTCGAATGGACACGGTCATGGAATATATACTCCAAAGAAATAATGTGACACAGCAGGATGTATCATGGCATCCATGTGTATTTATAACTCTGGAAACAAACAGTTCTGGATGAAATCACGAGTCATCACTTCATCAAATCCCAATGCTGCCATGACTCGTGGGGTATGGGGATTTTGTTTCTGATTGAAGCAATACTGGTTCTGTTGTGTGGTGTAATTGTCAGTGGTGCGAACGGTGCCCACATGTGCCAGAAAGTAATCCAGATTTTTCAACATCAAGGTGATGATGTGTTGCAATTCCACGGGGTCTTTCACGCTGCTAGCTGCCAGCATGCTGTCACTGAAAATGGCGGTGGCCCAGGGAGGCAGTTCTCGGCGTTTGGTGGGAATGAATGCCGACACCGACTTGGCAAACCAGTCGTTCATGGGGCTGGGTCCAATAGGACTGAAATCATGAAATGCCCCGGTCACTATTTTTGGACCTGCCACCAGATCCATGCCAAACACAGGGCTGGGATCATCCAGATGTGGAAACACACACAGATGCATCATGTACAACTTCTTGGTGTCGCGGACATCTATAATGTCCAGATTGGCACGGCGAAACTGGGGACTTTCCCAGGTGTAGGTTCTCCAAGGAAAATCATGTGTTTCATGCTCAGACACGGGATACACATTCATCCGGTCAAGCATTTCCTCCACGGCGACATCCAATAGATCAAAGATCATATGCCACTTGCAATTCATCAAACAATTGAATGGCAAAGTCAAAGGCACGATTGGCTTCATCTGCCATGTCGTCCGTTAACATGTCACGCAACGCCTTGATCAGTTCAGCACGATTGGGAAAATCAAACATGTGGCCTGGTGTGGGCACCAACTCCTTCATCATTTGCCCACCATACATGTCACCCATGTGCAACGTGTACACGTGCGCCAACACATCCTGAGGATTTGTCAATGATTCAATGTGGTGAATGTATGCCGTGGTGGATTCACGTTTCTGGTACACAGGACAGGACAACGTGGTGAGATCCTTCACCATGTGGGCGGTTCGTGCAATATCAGGAAGTGTATCAAACACGCCCATCTTGATAGCTGTATGTTCCAGCACTGCGTAGCGGAGCATTTTGTTGAACAGAAAATCTGCGTACACTTCCACTGGCAATTGTTTGGCAAACAACTGTGTTACGAAAATATGCTGTTCTGCGTGTTTGTGTTTCTGATGTGTTAAATCACGTAATGACATTTTTCACCTCAATCAATTTGTTATATTCAGGAAGATACAAATATTCAATTTCAGATGACACCAATGTTCGTATGGCGTCTTGCAACGTTTCCACAAGGGGTTCCCCACCAAGATTGAATGATGTGTTGAACAACACCGGGATACCAGTGGCTTCATAGAAACATGCAATCAACTCGTGGAAATGCGTGTTTTGTTCAGGTGTCACGGTTTGAATACGACACGTGCCATCCACATGAATGATGGCAGGAATTTTTTCCGCCACGCCAGGTTGACAATTCACCGCATACATCATGAAAGGAGATTCCTGCATGCCTCGCAAATCAAACCAATCATCCACATGTTCCGCCATCACAGTTCCTGCAAAGGGTCGGAAATATTCACGGTGTTTCACAGTGTTCACAAACTCTTTGCCATGTTCATATGTGGGATTAAACAAGATGGACCGATTGCCTAATGCACGAGGACCATTTTCCGACCGTCCTTGAAACATGGCAACAATGTTCTGTTGTTGTAGCAGCTGCACAACATCTTTTTTCGTGACATCTCGCATCGTGGCATTCTCAACAGAACTCACCGCGGATCTCACATCATCCACTGTGTAATTGTATGCGGGACCGAGATACAACGTATCATGTTGAACAATTTCTGTGGACCGAGACAATTTATGCCAGTGATATAACGCTGCCCCCATGGCAGTTCCTGCATCATTGGAAATGGGTTCCACATAGATGGACACATCTAAATCGTTCAATGCATCAAGATAATGATAATTGGCAACACAATTCAATCCATAGCCACCTGAAATCACAATGTTCTTCTGTCCTGTATCTTTCACGGCTTTGCGAATCAACTTCACCACTTGATCTTGTGTTTCTGTTTGCACAGCATACGCCAAGTCACGGCGATTGTTCAATTTCGTGACATCACCCCCTTCCATGAAAGACAACTCGGAATACAATTGATCATTCACCAGTGCCGCATTGGGATAGGTGGGAACAATGACATTTCTGTTGGATGTGATATGGGTAGTGGTGGCATCAAACAATGCAGGAATCTGTGCATTCTTTTTGCCATACGGGAACAATCCCATGGTCTTGCCAGCTTCAATGGGAGAGAATCCACAATATTGCGTGACCGCCTCGTACACTTTCACAATGCCTGCACGATCATCAATCAACACTTCATGAGTACTTTCAGGTTCATCATATTTCGTGGAATCTAAATATTGAAGATGAGCACCTGAGATGTTTTCTCTGGTGCCCAGATGCTTGTACACGGTGCTGAAATTGTTGGGATACTGGCAGGTGAAAATGGATTCCACTTCCCAAGTGGTGATGGGGCGATCCCCATACATCAATTCAATGAAGGTGCCGGCGCCATCCACGATCACAGCAGCAGCTTCTGCAAATCCTGACCGATAAAATGCGGCAGCCGCATGCAGTTTGTGATGCACATGAGACATGTCAATGACTTGATCACGATGGTGAATCAAGCCCAGTTTTCTGGCAAGGCCTGTGTACACATCATCACCAGAAAAATCCACACGCCCTGCCGTGTCCAATCCTTGTGTATGGGCAATCACCAGATAATCTATTTTCTTGGTGTATTCCAACACCTTCACCATGCTAGCATAGGGACCACCATCATACTTCATGCGAGACAATCGTTCTTCTTCAATGGAGAACACCACCTCACCATCTTTCAGTAAACATGCACCTGCGTTATGTCCGCGGGCAATGCCTAAAATATATCCTGTTGTCATAATATTTTCCATGATTATTTCATTGCTGGCGTGCAACAAGAAGAAGCAGCATTAAACATCGTCAATGGCGCGATGCCACCTTTGCCTAACCTATCATAAATGTTTTTATGAATTGTGGTCAATGTGTCATCATGAAATTTCATTAAATCTTCATTTACTCGGTCAACAACATGGTCCTGAGTAATTCTTAACGGTATGTATTTTCTTGTTCCTTTACCTAAATCAATAACTGTAAAGGTTTCACTGTCAGGATATGATACATTTTCAGGGAAGGTGGAGCCTAACACAACAGTGCTGGGAATATCCAAGGCATGGGAAATGTGCTGTCCAACACTATCACACCCCAAGAAGTAATCGGCTGAATTTATAATACCCATCCATTGAAGCAAATTAGTTTGATTAGGTAAAAATACTCCTAATGGCTTTTCACGCTTCACGGGATTTGTGGTCATTAAAATGACAGCATATTCTTGACTTAACTTGTCGCACATATCAAACATGTCATCAAGTTCAAAGCTACGACCCGAACTATCTATCAATAAATTGTCTTGAGAAGTGGCAGATTGTCCAAATGGCTGAAACACCACAACTTTTTGTTTATTGGTGGCTTGTTTAGCTTGTTGAACCATGTTGTATCCATACATATGGTCAACTTTACTAATGTGTAAATTCAGCGGGAGAGTTTCAGGTACATCAGACAATTCATTGATGATGATATCAAATGCCTGAATTAAATTGCATTTTTGATTGAAGAATGCATTTAATCTGTATGGTTCAGGAGAAATTATTTCTCTGTCAAATAATTTTTCTTCCAATAAATTTTTGTGTGCAGGACTATACACATTGTCTCGGAGAATAGGGGAGGACAAGAACAGCTCCCCTGCAGATTCCGCAACAATCACAACACTAGGATCAACATGTTGTTTGTAGAATTCCAACGCAGGAATAGAGCATAACACTCTTCCTGCACCCCCGTTAATAAAAAATGCTTTCTTCATGGTGAAATCACCTTCACGTAAAAATTGTTATAAAATAATGTACAATACTATATATCATCACAATGTTAACACATTGTTGTGTTTAGTTTTTAGGAAACGTTTCCTTGATCAATGTAATGGCATCAACATGGGAAGCACCTGCTTCCCCCAGATCAACACCTGCATCTTTTAACGTTTTCAGTGTTTTATAGATGTTATCTAATTGATCACCTATGTTTGGGTATTGTCTTGATTGAGTATACGGTGTTTGAAATTCAACACCTGCAATTTCACAGGCTTCAGGATCATGACGACATAAAAATTCTACCTCAGGTTCGGTTAACAAATAATGATTCCAATCATCTTCTGTCTCAATAACCGTGGGTTCATCTGACAGCACCCACGTGGGATCATTGTCATCAGGATTGGCAAATTTGTTGAAAGATAATTTTGGATATCCTGCAGTGGATAATTCACATCCCTTGCGTATATGCCAAGCAATATAAAATTCTGATTTTGTCATTAGACTAATCTCCCAAATCCTGTTATGGTTATTGCGCCGCCGGGGCCCGGCGCGCCAGCCTCGGCCGACGCCGTGGTGAAACACACACTTCGTAAACATCGAGTGTTGGAATTGCAGCAGGCCTGAAGGCGACCTGAATTACGAATTCCATTACAACACATCCCGCCACCATTCGAGAATGTTTCTATTTCATAAAATGCTTCAGTAGCTGTACACTGTGCTCCGACAAGATTGATTCTGAATTGCCATCCGGCGGCGGCACACGCTGTCCAATAATCGGAGGAGCACCCAAACGCCCACGGAATGGTGCCGGCACAATCATAGCCAGCCGAGCAATTACAATAACTCTGATAGCTTTTAGGTTGAATGTTTCCACATGCCCGATGAGTACAACAATATAGCGCTAAATTAGTATCGAACCCAAAATTTAACTGGGAACAATAATATTGCCAATACGGCACCGAGCCTGTAATTTCATACCGAACATAAGCTCCCCAATCTGCCGTAGGAATGCATGCAGTACTCCCATTCCAGCTGGAGCATTTAAACAACACTTTAGGATCGCCGCCGGCGGCAGGTGTAACAGATGTCCATGTTGTGCCGTTACTTGTTAATAAATTTCCTGCTGTTCCGGGTGTTACTGCAGCACCCAGCTGAGCAGCAGTTAACGCCGACGATGCCCAATTGATTCCGTTTGATGATAATAAATTTCCTGCTGTTCCGGGAGCAGCGATGCTTGTTATGACCGCAGTCGCAGCAACTCCTTCGATGGTGGCAGTAATGGTAACGCTACCGATTGCCACAGAGGTGACTAATCCGGTCGTTGACACCGTGGCAGTACCCGGTGAACTAGAAAGAAAAAATACTGTGCGTCCAGACAGCACGTTTCCACTGGCATCA